CAACGATGGTCAAGACTTTCGGCAAAGACAACAAGTTCTACATCTCCGATGATGTGTTGGCTCTCAAAGACCAAGAGGTTTCCCTAGCCCCTCGAATCCTCGTAAATAACAACTCGTTCGCTATCTCGTTTAATTACGATGCCACGCTGATTAGCCAAGTTCGTGAAATGCCGGGTTCGTCTTGGTCGCCAGAACTACGCCTATGGCTTATTCCAGTAGAAAGCGTTGCCGAGGTTCTCCGATTCCACGAAGAACACAACGCCAAACTCTCTAAGGAAGCAAAAGCACTTATTGAGGAAGCGGCTTCTGTCCAGCACATTATTGATGCGAGCGCGGCCAAAGATGCTGAAATAACCGTGCCGGGATTTGGCGGAAACGGCCTCAACCTTATGCCTTTCCAAAGGGCGGGCGTCGCCTACGGAATGCGAGCATTGGGATACGAATACCAAGAAGACAAGTGGGTTCGTGTCCACGAAAACCTAACGGGCGGTGGCGTTCTAATCGGTGACGAGATGGGCCTCGGTAAAACGCTACAAGGATTGGCGATGCTGAAAGCAACCGAAGCGTTCCCAGCCGTAGTTATCTGTCCAGCATCTCTCAAACTCAATTGGAAGCGTGAAGCAGAGAAGTGGATAAAGGGCGTAAAGGTCGCAGTCGTTAGCGGAACAAGTGGTCAGGTCGAACCCGATGCCGACATTTATGTGATTAATTACGATATTTTGACCTACTGGGTCGAGAAGTTCCCAAAACTCAAGGGTCTTGTTCTTGACGAAAGCCACTACATCAAGAGTGGCACGGCACAGCGAAGCAAGGCCGCAATCCGATTAGCCGACAAGATTCCAAATGACGGAACTCGTGTCTGCCTATCGGGAACACCAGTCGTGAATATTCCCCTTGAGTTGATGACCCAACTCCGAGTAATTGCCCGTCTAGATGATTTCGGCGGGGCGAGCAAGTTCCGTTCGCAATTCGGTCGCTCATCAAGCCGTTCGTTAGCGATGCTGAATCGCAAACTCCGTGCCTCTTGCTATGTCCGTAGGCGTAAAGCAGAAGTGCTCACCGAACTACCACCGAAGATGTGGTCAGAAGTCTTTGTTGAGGGCGACAAGGACATTATGAAAGAATACAAGAAAGCCGAAGCGGACATTATCAAATACCTAACCGAGATGGCTCTCAAGGCTGCTACGGAAAGTGGTGCTGATACGGAAGAGGCTCGCAAGGCGGCGTGGCAGAAAGCCCTACGCGCTCGTTCGGCAGAACACCTAGTCGCAATCTCTACCCTTAAGCAGTTGGCCGCCAAAGCCAAACTAAAGGCCGCCGAAGAGTGGGTGGGCGACTTCCTAGCCAACGACAAGAAGTTGGTCGTATTCGGTTGGCATACCGAAGTGGTGAATATGGTTTCGGATAAGTTCGCCAATGGTTGCAAGATTCAGGGTGGCGTTTCTATGGAGAAGCGACAGGTAGCCGTTGACAGTTTCCAAAACTCCGATGAGCAGAAAGTTATTGCTTGCCAAATCAAAGCCGCTGGCGTGGGTTTGACCCTAACGGCTGCAAGTGATGTTCTATTTATTGAGCAAGGCTGGACTCCTGCTGATATGGACCAAGCCGTTGACCGTTGCCACCGAATCGGGCAAAAAGACTCCGTGACTGGTTGGTTGATGATTACCAAAGACACGATTGACGAAGACATAGCGGCCCTAATCAACGCCAAGCGAGTAGTGGTGAATCAAGCCACAGATGGCGTTGTAGATGATGAAGAGCAAGAGAACTCTATGGTTGGCGACTTGCTTATCGGGCTCACCGAGCGAGGTTTAGCCAACGAAACCTAAAACGGCAAAACCCCCGGCACAAATGTCGGTCTTTCGGAAGAGGCATCACAGGCCGCTTCTATAGCAAGTTCTCGTGCCTACGGCTCCACACCTTACGAGGCTCTACATAACCTTTAGCAAAACGCCGTAGTAGTCTGTAAGCACTATGACGATAAATGTTCGTGCTGAAAAGGTTGCGATTGATTCTATCAAGGCGCACCCATCTAACCCTCGTATTGGCGATGTTGCCTCTATTGCCGAAAGCCTAAAAGTCAACGGGCAGTATTCACCAATCGTAGTTTGGAACGACATCATTATCGCCGGAACCCACACTTGGAAAGCGGCCCAATCTCTCGGCTGGCAAGAAGTGGCGATTACCCGTTATGAGGGAAGCGAACGCGATGCCCTAAAAATCCTGCTTGCCGATAACCGAACTAGCGATATCGCCTCGTATCACAACGAGTTCCTAATTGATTTGCTGAAATCGTTGCCAAACCTAGAGGGAACTGGCTACGACAAAGAAGCCCTTGACGAACTTGAGGGTCTATTCGCAGAACCCGGTGGCGGAGTCGGTCAGCCACTAGTGGAAAAGGAAAAAGAAGAAACCAATAATGTGCCTATCCAAATAGGTGAGTGGCGTGGTGAATTAGAGGCCGAACTTCACGGAATCTGGCTTGCCTCAATCAAGGAAGTGGCGGGAGACAAGAAATCCCAAATCAACCGAGAACTACGCGCACGTCTAGATGTGCCGAAAGAAGCCAAGCCTAAAAAACCCAAAGAATCTAGGGTCACTTCCAAACCCACACCAGAGAAGTACGCTCTTGCTGAAACGACAACCACGCCCCTAAGCGAACTCCAACGCTTCCCCGGAAACCCTAGAGAGGGCGACATTGGGGCAATTAGCGAAAGCCTGCGACTATTCGGACAGTATCGCCCAATCGTAGTCAATAAACGAAACAACCAAATCCTCAAAGGCAACCACACCGCCGCTGCGGCTTCTGCCCTCGGCTGGACAGAAATAGCCGTTGTTTGGGTAGATGTTGATGATGAGGCCGCTGCCCGAATCGTTTTAGCCGACAACCGAACTGCTGATAAGGCAACCTACGACAACGACTTGCTCGTTCAGATTTTGGGCGAGGTCAAGACTTTGGATGGAACCGGCTTTGATGCCGAAGATGTTGCTGATTTGGAAAGTGGCAAGGCCTTTACCCCCAAGCAACCAAAGGTCAAGTTTAAGATTGGCGAGTTTGGATTTAGCGCGACCGAAGACATCTACAAAGAGTGGGTAGCCACCCGAAATATCCCCGAAGATGCCCTACATAGCCTCGGAATCCCCCTAACCAGCGTTGTTCGTGAAGGTGCGTAGCCCAATTCGCTAAACTATGCTAAAGTGTTTGGATGGCTATTACCTACCTAACTGGTGATGCGACCAGTCCAAAAGGTGATGGTCCTCACGTAATCATTCATATCAATAACAACTTCGGTGCGTGGGGTGCGGGCTTCGTTATGTCCTTGAGCCAAAAGTGGCCTTACCCCGAACTTCGCTACAAAGACGGAATCGCTGATGGTCGCCTTTTGCTCGGAATTGTCCAACTCGTTCAGGTGGAAGAGAATATTTATGTGGCGAATATGGTCGCCCAAGATGGCTTCCCAACCGAAGAACGCCCCGTTGCCGTAGATTATGAGGCTCTAACGCTCTGTCTGCGTAAGTTAGGCAAGCATTTACCCACAAGTTATCAGATTCACGGTCCGAGAATCGGAACGGGAATTGGTGGCGGCGATTGGGATACGATTGCTGAAATCATTGAGCGAGAACTACCTGACCACGATGTAAAAATCTACACTTTGCCGGGTTCTAGGTTTCTAGAAGAGATAGAGTAGGGTTCCTACCGAACTAGGAGATACCGTGAAAGTTTTGTCTTACCTAATCGCCTTTGCCGTTGTCCTATGTCTTTACGCGCTCGGCGGTGGCTTCGTGATGATGCTTTTCGTGGGCGACCTACACCATTGGAATCACTCAATCCCAACTATGGGATTCACCACTTCACTAGCCCCCGGTGCGCTACTCCGTTTGCTCACGGCTAGTTATTCCGCTAGCGATAAGAGTTAGCGTGGTTAGCCTTATCTACGGACACGGCGTTTGTGCGAACTGTCGCCAACCGCTACACCTAACCAGCAAACCTGTTTGGCAACACGCCGAGCAGCGATTTTGTACGACCCCCGAAATAAAAACTTGGGGTGCTGATTGGGCAGAACCAAAGACCAACCAAACCTTTGTCGGAATCTGTGGCTTCGCCCAATCAGGAAAAGACACTCTCGCTAACCAACTCGTAGAGCGCGAGGGGTTCTTCCGAACAGCACTAGCCGACCCAATGCGAAATATCTTGTATGCGATGAACCCGACGATTGAGCGTGACGGTTCAGGCTTGGCTCGCACCGTAAGGATTCAGCAGATTGTAAATACGATTGGCTGGGAACGAGCGAAAGTGGAATACCCCGAAATCCGCCAACTACTACAGCGACTCGGAACTGACGGGGCTCGCCAATTCATCTCTGATGATGTTTGGATTCGAGCGACTTTCGACAATGTAAAGCACGAAAAAGTTGTTATCCCCGATGTCCGTTTTCCAAACGAAGCCGAAGCAATCAAAAAGCGTGGCGGCGTAATCGTTCGTATCTTCCGTAGTGGCTACGAGCCGACAAACACCCATATTTCGGAAACGGCCTACTCCGACCAAGACATTGTTCTTTACAATGACGGAACACCAGAAGACCTCTACAAAAAGTATGTAGAAGCCCTTACCGAGTGGCGCGGAAACAACTAGAAATAACTAGCAAGAAAACTGGCTTTCACCACTCAACCTTGCTATAGTTGTATCCAACCTAACAAGGAGACAAAATGAACATCATCAAGAAAGCAGCGATTGCTGCGATTGCGATTTCAGTTGCTTTGCCAATCGCTACGGCGGGTGCGAGCAAGGCAAGTCAGTATGCGGCTTGGAAGCAAAGGACTTTGCCTGTCGTATCCAAGTGCTACCGTGACTATCAGCAGTTGGCGATTGACATCAACACCAATGCCAGTATCGCTCAAGGCAACGCCGACTTTAACGCTCTAGCCAGCGATGCCCGTGCGTTCAATAGCCACGCTAATTCACCCGATATGACCCTCAACTTTGATATGAGTGATGTTGCTATCGCTCTCTCAACTTTGGTCAACACCGGTGAAGCCGTAATCAACGGAAACGGCTCGGTCACGGCGTTTACCAACGCTGTCCACACTTTGACCGCTGCCGAGGGCAAGGTCACTGCCCGTATGAAGTTCGACAACAACCGTTGGTAATAAGTCTCAATTAGAGAAAAGAAAGAAAGGAACAAAAATGTCAACATTGATTATTTTGTTTGTTGCCGTAGTTGCTATTGGCTCGTTTATCGATGCTTGCCTACAGCACCAGAGCAAGTGGAATGCCGTTCAGAAATCAAAGGCCGGTTGGCTCGTTTTGATGTTCTTGTTTGGCATCTTCGCAGCAGTTCCATACCTGATTGCCGTTCGCCCCAAGTTGACGAACCAGTAGTCACCAACAAGAATCACGCCCCTATCGGCCCAAATCGGGTCGGTGGGGGCTTTTTTCTTTTCGTGGGGTAATATTTTTTCGTCTTAGACCTTTAGGAGAGCCAAGTGCCACACCCCCAAATCGTTGAGTCATATCAGCAGTCAGTCGCATTTAACCCCGGCTCGAACCTCACCCTCACTACGGCTAACACGGTCTATTCGGTTATCCCCGCCAACACCACTCGTTTTCAGGCGTGGATTACCAACACCCACTCTTCTGCCGTTATCTACCTCTACCTCGCCGCAAGTGGCGCATCAGTCGGTAAGGGTATTCCGCTACAACCAAACGCACAGATTCAGTTTACGACTTACACCGGGGCAGTTTGTGCAATTAGTTCGACCGCTGGCGCAACTCTAGCGATTGCTGAAATCTAAAGGAACCAAAATGTCAAACTCGTTCTCTTCTGACGCACTACTCAAAGGACAGGGTATTTACTCTGTTGTAAAGGGCGATAAATGCCCCCTTTGTAAGGGGACGGGCAAAATCCGTGGCGGTCACGTCACTTGCCCTAAGTGTGGTGGAAAAAAAGCCGTCGCTAAAGGCGATGTCAAAGGACACGATTTCCACGGGAACCAGTACGAGGCTGGAGAGGGCGGTGGTGGAAATCTCACCCCCTCTGGGCATCGTCCGTTGAACGAGATTGCTCGTGACATCGAAAAGGTTTGGAATACGAACAGCAAGAATGGCGTTCACTATACCGCCAAACCATACCTAGACGCACTAAAGCAACTCCACGACATCAAAGACAACTATATGTTTGACAGTGCCAAGAGCGTTGTCAACTACTTGCTCTCCAATATGGGAACTTTCCGTGGCGAGGGCGCTGCGCCGTTGAAGGCTGAACTGAAGGCTCTGGTCAAGTAATGACCAACCCCTTCTCCACCGACGCACTGGTTCCAAACTGGACTAAGGCTAGCGAAATCCTGAAAGGCGATGTTGCTGGACACGCTTTTCACGGAAACCAATATCGCTCTGGTGCGGTAAACGAACTCAACAAGCAAGCCGCTTTCCACGAGGGCAAAGCGAGATTCCAAAACCCATCTTTTACAGACACTCGTGGACACACAGGCACCTATTACGGCAAGTCTTCACACGAGGCCACTGCTGAAGTGCTGCGTGATGTTGCTAAGAAGATTACCGAAGACCCCAAGCCGCTATCGGAGCACCTAGAGGACCTAAAGGCAAAACGAGATGATTTGAGCCAAAGGGCTTTGTCAGAT